AGATGATGGGTGAGCAGGCTTTGACACAACAAGAAAAAGTTGGTGCCGCATTGGGTTACGATGTCGAAGCGCAACGTAAACTTGCTGAACGCAAAGGTATCCGTAAAGCAGCGTTTCAAGGTGGCGGATCGTTTGCTAGAACGACTGGCCAAACATCCGGTACTGTTCAAACAGGTTTGGGTGTAGCCGAATAATCTAAACACTTGACAACCACTCAGGGTGGTGATACAGTCACAGGTATCCCCTTTGGGGATAACCGTCGGACCCCCCGAGTTCGGTGTGTACAACAGGGTGAGATTGCAGCCATTTGGACTCCTCTAGTCCAAGTGTGGGCAGAAAGAGTGGGTCATGTCAGATACGAACTACGAGTTTGAGGAAGACGCAAAGGACCAGGTAGAACGGAATCCAGTACGTCAACAGCTTCGAAATCTTGAAGCCAAGAATAAAGAACTGGAAGCCAAACTGTTACAAGCTACAGAGGCGCAACGCAAGTTGGCATTTGTGGAAGCGGGCGTTGATTTGAACGCTCCGGTTTCACGCTACTTCGTTAAAGCCTATGACGGCGAAATGACAGCAGAAGCGATCCGCCAAGCCGCACAGGAAGCAAATCTCATCGCAGGTACGCAACCGAAAGCCGAAATTCAAGCCGAACAAAAAGCTTGGGATAGGGTTTCGAAAGCAAAAAGTTTCGGTGAGTCTGTTGATCCTGAAGTGGATTGGAACGCCAAAATCCGTAACGCGAAGAATCAAGACGAAGTTATGCAACTGCTGGCTCAGGTTAATCAACAACAAAACATCTAGCCTCAAAGCAAGTCTTTGGGGAGAAAGACCCTAAAGGTCATGGCATATACACAACAAAGTTCATTATCAGTCGATCAGGCGGCGTTTGACCAGATCGCGTATTTCGCGCTCCGTTCAGAAATGCTTTTTGACGCAGCAGCAGACGTACAGCCTGTCGCTCAGTCAATGCCTGGAACATCGGTTGCGTTCACGATTTTCTCGGAACTCTCAGATGCGACAGCAACACTCAGCGAAACAGTTGATGTCACCGCAGTAGCGATGGCAGACAGCCAAGTAACTGTCACTCTTGCCGAATATGGCAACACAGTAAACACCACAGCGAAACTTCGTGGAACTTCGTTCCTTGACGTTGATGCTGTTGCAGCAAACCTCATTGGTTACAACGCAGGATCGTCAATCGATACTGTTGTCGCCAACGTTTTGAAGGCTGCAACGAACGTGATTTACGGTGGTGGCGGTTCGTCAACTCCAACAGCGAACGCTGAAGTTCAATCAGAGGACATCATTGAAGCCAATGACGTTCGTAAGGCGACAGCACAGTTGCGTGGTTCGAAGGCTCAGACGTTCAACGGAATGTACATGGGTTTCATTCACCCAGACGTTTCGTACGATCTTCGCCGTGAAACCGGTGCAGCTTCGTGGCGTGACCCACATAACTATGTGGACACAGCGAACATCTACAATGGCGAAATCGGTGCGTTTGAGGCCGTTCGTTTCATTGAGACTCCTCGCGCCCCACTCGATTTGACTGGTGGTTCAGCTTCAACAGTTGACCTCTATTCAACTCTTATCATGGGTCGTCAATCGTTGGCGAAGGCACACAGCATCACAGATGGCAACGGAGCATATCCGAAGGTTGTTCGTGGTCCAGTAGTGGATTCGTTGATGCGTTTCAATCCGATTGGTTGGTACTGGTTGGGTGGCTACGGAATTTTCCGTCAGGCAGCTATCCGTGTTCTCAACTCGTCGTCTTCGCTTGGTGGCGCATAAACCCCATCTAGTTGAAGTAATTTAATAAATGTAGGGCCAGGCAGTTCCCCTTCTGTCTGGCCCTACTTTTGTATGGTGTATAGTGTCCGTGTGAGAGGTTCTTATGTCGATTTCTAATTATGCTGAAAACAAAATTCTTGACCACGTAACAGGTGAGGCTTCTTGGACTATGCCGACTACGGTGTATGTGAAGTTGCATACCGGTGATCCTGGTGAGGCTGCGACATCTAATGCGGCTACTGAAACTACTCGTAAGGCTGCTTCTTGGGCTGCGGCTTCGTCGGGTTCTATTGCGACTGATGCAACTCTTGAGTGGACTAATGTTGCGGCGACTGAAACGATTACGCATTGGTCTTTGTGGGATAACTCGACTGCGGGTAATGCTTTGTGGACTGGTGCTTTGTCGTCGTCTGCTGCTGTTACTGCTGGGGATACTTTTCAGATCACTTCGCTTACGCTGTCTCTCGATTAGTCGTAGGGGGTAAACCCTATGGCGCAGGCAGCAGTTACGGGTTTTGCGGAACCGTTTGTTGATACACGCCCGTTTTATCGTGGCACCTATTTTCGTGTTGTTGGTCGTACTGCTACGGGTTCTGGTGGTGGTACTTCTGGGGTTGCTTCTGGTTCTGCTCAGATACGGTTGGGGCAGTTAACCGATTTTAGTTTTCCGTTTAGGAACGGTGGCCGTTTCTATCTTGGTGTTCGAGCGGTTCTTACTGTTACTGCTACAGCGTCAGGGTTGGGTACTGCTTCTTCTTCGGCGAATGTTTTGCGTCAACGTCAAGCAACAGGTTCAGGTTCGGGTGCGGGTAGCGCGACACGTGTTGTTGTTGCTGTTCGTTCGGCTACGGGTTCGGGTGTTGGCACGTTTGATTCGACAGGTTTGCATATTGCGCCACGTACAGCGACAGGTTCGGGTACAGGTTCGGCGACAGTTTTGCGGGCGATCATTCCTGTTCGTTCTGCGACAGGTTCGGGTGTCGGATCAGGTGTTGGCGTTGATTTGGTTGTTAGTGTCCGTACAGCGACAGGTTCGGGGGTTGGCACAGGTTCAGGGAACTGGTTGCTTGTGTCTATTCGCACCGCTACAGGTTCGGGTGCAGGCACACAGACTGCTGTGGGTGCGAGAGTTAACAGGCGTACAGCGACAGGATCAGGTGCAGGTACCGGTACCGCTGATTGGGATAAGTCACATATTTTCCGTGTACCTTACACAGACACTTACGGTGGTGGTGCGTTCGGCGAGTTCGATGTTGAGAACCGTTTAGGTTCCTATTACAAAACTTATACTCGTGGTCTAAACCTTTACAAGTTGACTAGCGGCGAGTACACTACTGTGGAACAACGAGATCAAGGGCAGGTTGCAAAATTGTGGCATGGTGGCAGGGATCATTTTTTGACTGACGCAGAATACGCTGAACTTGTCGCAGACGGATTTGGAGCGAGCATAACCTGATGGCTATTTTTAGGACACCTACAGAGAACGTGGTCGCGGTGTTACCTGTTGACGAAAACGAGTTGTCTTCCGATGAAAGGTTGGCGCAACGGTTAGCTCGCCATTATGCGCCGAGGGCGCGTGGCATCAACGTGTTTTTGTTGACTGACGGAACGTATGTTGAGAAGCAGCCTGGCGATATGGCTACTGTCGCTAAAACATATTACGGTGGTCACGACATTGAGGTTACGGCTGTTGAGGTTGCTTCGTTGACCGCAGCGGGATATGGGGCGTATATAACGTGAAGCATAGGGAAACTCATCCAGGGTTAGATGTTGAGGGTTGTTTCGGTTGCAGGATCGCACACTTTAATGTTTCGGCTGAAGCGATGCCTACCCGTAAACCTGAATCGAAACGGATCATCGAGAAGGAACGGGTGTTGGATAAAGACCTTGACGCTTATCGTCGTTTGCGTCAGAACGGTCAGCAACCTAAAAACATTGATGGTGCCGCGATTGTTGAGAAACGTGCCGAGGAGAACTGGCAGGTGGCGACAGGTATTTTGCCTGACAAAACCAACATCGTTGGCTAAATGAATTACCAGTATTGGTTCGGTACCGAAGCATCCAAGTACGGGTATGGTGCCATGTTGGAAGGCTTCAGGTCAGGGTTGCCTGCCGGTGTGCAGTTCCACGATCAGGCTTCTGTTGCGGTGTTGATGTATGACCCGTCTAGGTCGCATGGGTTTTTGCGTGGGCAGCATCGTGCGCTTTATACGATGTGGGAGACAACGAAACTGCCTGAGAAGTATTACAGGTTTTTAGGTAATTACGATCAGATCATTGTTCCGTGTGAACATAACCGTGAACTTTTTGCACAGTATTCCGACAATGTTTCTGTCGTGCCGTTAGGGGTGAATATCGGTTATTGGAAGCCGACACCTAGACCTGTGAACAGTAGGTTCAGGTTTCATGCTGGTGGTTCGATGTGGTTGCGTAAAGGTTTAGATGTCGTGGTGGAAGCGTTCGAGAAGGCTGGTGTTGACGCAGAGTTGCATATCAAGGTGCCGTTGGAGCGGTTCGTACCTCAACGCACCTGGCCTTCGAACATCATTATTCATACGGGGTGGATGACTAAACAGGAACAGTTTGATTGGTTTAATCAGGCTGACTGTTTCATTGGGGCGAGCCGTGGCGAAGGGTTCGGGTTGATGCCTTTGCAAGCTATGGCTATGGGTATCCCGACGATTATTACGCCGACTTCTGGGCAGGCACAGTACGCTGATCTTGCGTCGGTGGTTATCCCTGTAACGTCACAGGAATGTCATGCTTACGAGATAATCAACTTTGAGGGCTGTTGGGATGAACCTGACGTTGACGCGCTTGTAGAGGCTCTGAGGCGTGTCTGCGGGGATTCTGACAGGTATAAAGCTGAAGCGTTGGGGCGGGTTGGTGAGGTCGCTAAATACAGTTGGGTTGAGTCATGCCGGAAACTGATAGATGTTTTACCGGTAGGCCACATTATTGAGAACCCTGTTTATGAGCCGTTTACTGGTTACGTCAAAATTCAGGTGAACCGCAGATGTGAGGCTGGCATAAACGACAATCATTGGGATTTCGTGCCAGGGGTGGACTATATAGTGAACAACAACGTCTATGATATATTGGCTAAGGCAAACTATATAAAGTCTTTCGAGATTTTGAAACGGAGCAACAATCATGCCGATGGTAGGAAAAAAGAAGTTTCCATATACGAAGAAGGGTAAAGCCGACGCTAAGAAGGCAGCCAAGAAAACTGGTATGCCGATGAAGAAAGCCAAAAAATACTAACAGATGTCAACTGCTGGTGCGGTACTCACTAGAGCCAGTCGCCAACTTTTATCGGGAACCGTTGAGGAACGAAACAAGTTAGCGACAACGGTTACTTCGTCGGACACTTCTATTGTGCTGTCCTACGATCTGGGCGGGTTCCGTGAAGGTTCCGTTATCGAGATCGAGTCAGAGTTGATGTATGTGTGGGAATCCGCGACAGCAACAAAAACTTTGACTGTTGAACGAGGGTACGATGGCACTACGGCAGTAGCGCACACCGCTGGTGTTCTCGCCACGGTAAACCCGAGGTTTCCACGCCAACAAATGTTGGATGCTTTGAACTCTGATATCGATGATTTGAGTTCCACGGTGAACGGCCTGTTCAGGGTTGTCGCCCAAGACATCAGCTACAACGGGTCTGATCGCCAAATCAATTTGACTTCAGGTACAGGCATCATCGATTTGATTGATGTCAGGTTACGTTATTTGGCTGACGACTATCCGGTGATCCGTAAGGTCAGGTTGCAACGCAATTTGCCGACATCAGATTTCCCTTCAGGTTTCGCTATCGTTTTCGATGAACCTGTTATGGCTGGCACTTTGCGGGTGGTCACGAAACGTGAGTTCACTCGTGCCAGTAGCGAGTCATCAGATTTGCAGACAGCGTGTTTCGTACCGCAATCCTGTGAAGACATTTTGGAGATGGGTGTTTTGTTGCGGATGATGAACGGGCGTGAAATTAAACGGAACTTTATCGAATCGCAGGGTGACACTCGCAGATCGGATGAGGTGCCTGCTGGTGCTACACGGGATTCTTTGACGAACATTCAAAGGTTGCGTCGTGAACGTATCGTTGCGGAAGCAGCACGACTTAAACAGCAGTATCCACTAGTTTTCAGGAAGTAGCCGATGGCTGCCTATCTTGTAGATTTCACTACCGCATATAGTCCTGCGCCCACGTTCTATTCGGGTACGGGTGCGACAACTCTTGTACCTAACGTTTTCCCTGTCGCTATCAACGGCAGACCGTATCTTGTTGATTTGAAAGCGGGTTCTTTTCAACGTCAATATGATGCGCGTGTCCGTGACTCGGTTGACCAGTCAGCTGAACCTGGTGAGTCTGCGATCAACCCGCAAGGTTTGTGGCGACGCTCACAGTCATCTTGGCATTATGGTGCCGGACAAGAGTATTCGGATGCTTCGGACTCTGAAGCGTTCAGGTTCAACACGTCTAAAGGTGTGAACATTTGGGATAAAGGAACGTTGACGTTGTTGAATGACGTGACACAGAAACGTGCCTCTGCGAACACGAACCTGCACATGACTACCGCCGATACCCGTGTCTATGTCACCGACGGGCAAACGTTGGCGTACAGCACAAACCTGACTTCGTTTACAACTGTGACAGGCACAAACGCATCAGATTTGGTGGATATAACTAGCGACGGATACAACGTCTTTTTTTCTTACGCCGACGGAAACATCGACCAAACCGACCCGACTACTAGTGCCGCATCCAACTACATTACTGGTATAACCGCAGGCAAAATGGATTATGTTAAAGGCCGTTTAATGGTCGCTGGTTCAGGTAGCGATAAACACAAGATTTGGAACATCACTACCACGCCAGGGTCTAGCGCGAATAATCCGTCTGCTTTGTTTACTCATCCGAACACGAACTTTGCGTGGGTTGGTTTCGCGGCAGGACAAAACTATATCTATTGTGCCGGTTTCGCAGGCAACAAATCGTTGATCTACAAAACGGTTATCAAAGCCGACGGCACATCTTTAGATATCCCAACCGTCGCTGGTGAACTTCCGTTGGGTGAAGTGGTGCAAACAATCGAAGGATATCTCGGTTATATTGCTATTGGTTTGGCTGACGGGTTCCGTGTTGCGTCAACAGATAGCGACGGCAATCTTGTCATCGGCCCAAAGATCGTGACAGGTAACTCTGTTGATGCGTTTGCTGGTGTCGGGAAATATATTTATTTTTCGTGGAAAAATTTTGATTCCACTTCGACAGGTATGGGGCGTATGGATTTGTCGGTGTTCATATCACCGAACCAACCTGCTTATGCTTCTGATCTGATGGTCACAGGTCAGGGTGCTGTAATGGATATTCACGAGTTCCAAGATAAACCAATTTTTTCTGTTTCTGGTCTCGGGTTCTACACGGAACACACCGATCTGGTGGCTACCGGTTATCTCACGTCAGGTATTTATCGTTGGGGTGTACCTGATGCGAAGTTTGTACCGAAATGGGATTTGCGTTCCCGACCTTTGAACGGGTCTATAACCCTGTCAATCAAAGCTGATGGTGGTTCGTACCACGATTTTCAGGCGTTCACTTTGTCGGGTGGTAAAGAGAAAACGATTAACGGTTTAGAGGACAGGGTGTTCGAAGTTGAGGTGAAACTGACTTTGGGTAGGTCTGCTACAGATAACACGGTTAGCCCTGAGGTGACTCGTTGGATGGGTCGCGCTTATGCCGCCCCGTTGCGTTCACAGATTTTCTCGGTGCCACTAATCATGCACCACAAGTTGAATATCCGTGGCAGAGAGTATTTTCAGGATGTTGATAACGAGATGGCGTTTTTGCGGGATTTGGTGGACACCCCACGTATCGTCACCTATCAGGAGAACCAGGAGACTTATTCGGTGATCGTAGAAAATGTCCAGTTTGAGGTTTTGGATGACTCGAATCTTCATAACCGTTGGGATTGGGAAGGTACCGCTACTGTTATTATGAGATCGGTGGCATGATATAGTATCGGAGACTTATGGCAGCAGTAACTAGACGACAGTACAAAGGTGCGGCGGCGGCTACTACGACGACGAACGCTCTCGGTGTTTCGGATACTTCAGTAACTTTGACGGCCACTACTGGTTGGCCTTCTAGTGCGGGTGTGCCGTTTTATGTGGTGATTGATCCAGGTACTTCGGCTGAGGAGAAATGTTCGGCGACGATCTCTGGTTCTACTTTGACTTTGACTCGTGCGCAGGATGATACGACTGCTGCGGTTCATGCTTCGGGTGCGACGATCTATCCGGTGTTTACAGCTGATGAGGCTGATGAGGCGAACAAGTTGGCTTCGACTTTGACTACTCGTGGTGATTTGTTGACGATGAACTCTGGCCCTGATTTTGCCCGTATTGCTATTGGTACTAATGGTTATGTGCTAACTTCTAACGGTACGGATGCTGCTTGGGCTGCTTTACCTGCTAGTGGTGTTACTGGTGATAGTGACCAGTTGGTTTTAGGTTCACAAGTATTCGCATAACATAGGAGAAACATGGCAACATTCACTAAGAAAACTCTTTCAGCAAGCACAGATGGCAAAGCGATTAAGGTTGCTGCTACTGCGACTGCTGGTACGCTTCTTCATACTGGTTCGACTACGACTACGACTCTTGATGAGGTTTGGTTGTATGCGGTGAACAGTTCTGCGTCGTCGGTGAAGTTGACGATTGAGTGGGGCGAAGCAACTGCACCTGATGGCAACATTGAATTGACTGTGCAACCAGAAGCAGGTTTGGTGACTGTAATTCCTGGTTTGCTTATCAAGGGTAATGCGACTGCGCTTACTGTTCGTGCGTTTGCTGCGACTGCGAACGTTGTTTGCATTCACGGTTTCGTTAATCAGATT